GAACGGGGGAGGCGGACGGGCTGAAGCCCGAACTACGAACGGGGAAACCGGACCGGCTGAAGCCGGAACTACGAACGGCTAGAGGAGGCTGACGAATTCGTCCCAAGAGGAGACGATGCCGTCGGCGAGGCCGTGGCGGATGGCGTCGTCGGCTGCGTACATTTTTGCATCGCGCAAGGATTCTTCGCTGGCTTTGGGGCGGCCGGATTTGACGGCGGCGATGAACTCAGCATTGCATTTGTCCACGGTGCCCTGGAGGTATTCGCGGTCTGCCTGCGTGAGATCGCGACCGGGCATGCCAAGGGCTTTGTGCGTGCCCTGGCTGAAAAGCTCCAGCGCGTAGCCTTGCATCTGCATGGCGACTTTAGGATTCAAGAAAGCTAAATAAGTACCGATGCTGCCAAGCGAGGCGGAGCCGGTCATGATAACCTCATCGCACTGGCTGGCGATCCACTCGGCAGCGGATGCAATGTGAGTGTCGGTGAACGCATAGACCGTCTTGCCGCGCGTCTGCGTAGCCTGCTTCACCAGGGCGGCGAGTTCAGGGGTGGCGGTGGTGCGACCACCGGGAGAGCCGATGTCGAGCACAATGGTTTTAATATCCTTCGCGGCGAGGGCTTGATTGAGCGCGTGCGAGATGCGGTCGGGATTCAACGCGCCCATGCACGCCTCGGCGAAGGGGGATGCACCCTTGCTGATCATGCCATTGAGCGGAATGACGGCGATGCCGGGCTTGCCATCAATGGTCCAGTAATAGCTAGGGTCTAAGATGGTGGTGGGGGCAAACGGACCATTCGATTGCATCGCGGGCATGGCGATCTGTTTGCGCATGTGCGCCGATCCGCCAGTGGCCTTAACGTGCTGGGGGCTGGTGGGACCATCGGCGGCGCTGGCGGTTAATGGCGCGGAGTCCTGCACCTGGCCGGTGATGCGCGGCCAGAGATACATGTGGCAAGCAAGCATGGCGCTCTGCTCAAGCGCCAGCGGCTCGAAATAAAAGGCGCGAGCGACGTGATGGAAATTAATGGTCTCATTCATGAGCGGTGGGGGCGGTGATCTGCGGCGCGCATGATGGACTCATGCATTTCGGCGATTTGTTGGGTAGTCGTGGAGCTTTCAGCAGCGGCATCTGCCTGCTCCTGACTGGCAGTGGTACCGGTGCCGATTTCGGGGTAAGCTTCGGCATAAGTAAGGCCGCGCGCGGCGATACCTTCCTTGATGTATTGGCGCTCGTCGAGGTATTGATCAATCTCAATCTGCCAGTCGTCACCGACGAAGCCGTAAAGACTTTTCAGCGTGATCATGCCGCGCTTTGCCTGCTCGATGTGCAGCCTGCCATCGCGACCAAAATCTACAGTAAGGCGCTTGGGCAGCAGCCAGGTGTGCAGCTCCCAATCGGGCGCGTCTTCGATCTCGCCCGCCTCGATCATATCGCGCTGCCACGCAAGAAAATAGGGGCCGAGGAACTGCTCGACGAGCTCCTGCTGCTCGACCTCAATCTGTGACTGTGCATCAGCCATGATGAAGCGCGTATTGGCACCACCGAGCTGTGTGATATTCCACAGCAGTTCTGGCGAAAACTTGAGCGCCCAAGCGACATCACGCACGAGATTTTCGAGATGGGATTGCACATTGGCATCAGGGTGCGCTGACTCGATGACTTTGAACGACTGGCCCGGCTTGAGGTCCTGCGTTTGTCCACTGCCGAAAAATTGCTCCATCGTCACAAACTTGCCCGTGGCAATTTCGACTTCCGTGGTGGGGCGGGGCGACAGCACGCCGCGCGCGCCGGCCTGCACGGCACCGGGGAGCGGCTGCTGCTGCTGCTCCAGGGCATAGGCGATCTGTTCGCGCATTTTGATGCCTTTAGTAATGGCGTGCATGATCTCGCCGCGATCGAGAACTTTGTTCAGGACGGGATAGAAGCGGGTAAGTCCACGCACCTGCCCGAAGCGCTCGTAGTTCGCGCAAAATAGGACGTTTTGCGCTGGCACATCGACGCTGGTTTCGCGGCCGGTGGCAGCGTCAGTGCTGAGCAGGCGATAGGCAAGCGGGCCATTGTGCTGATCGAGCTGAACCCCATCATGCCAGCGCTCTCCAAGTACTACCCGGGTAGTGCTTTGCCCGATCTGATGCGACTCGTAAAACATGACGCGCAAGCGGCCGGCTTCGTTGCGGGCAAGCACTGGGGCGACGTCGCCATCTTTAATTTTGCCGCGCACGATGGCCTGCTGCGCCATGCCGCAGGTGAATTTTCGGGAGAGATCGAAGGTGCCAGCGGCTTCGGCGCGCGCATTCCAGAGCTGCCGCAGGCGCTGATTTCGAGCTTTGTTTTTGCCGAGCGGATACGGAAAAAGACCGGTGCCGCAGATCATGCGGGCGACGCCATCGACGCCGCGATGAATCAAGCCGCCGCCCGAATTGTAAATATATCTGGCGCGGCGAAGCAGCTCTGTGCGCGAATAGGCATCAACCTCTTTCAGCGTGTCCAACGTCGGGATATAGATATAGCCGCGATCGCGCGAAGTGGTGTCCGCTCCCTGAAACGAGCCCCATGCGGCGGATGGGGTCGGCATGAAGGGCGTGGACGAATCCACGCCAATCATCGACGCGGCGTGTTTGCGATTTTTTTTGTGGCGTGAACTCATCCGAGAATGCTGGGAGATTGACTGAAATCGCCGTGCCGAACGGAGCCATCGCCGACGCGAGTGCCGGCAGCGGCGGTGGCCTCATAGCTCTGCAATGCGGCCTCGTAGAGCTGCAGGAGAACGGTGGCGGGCAGGCTGCGCTCCGCCGTGCTCGACCCGCCGTCGGCGCTGATATTGGTAACGTACTCATCACCCGCCATCACGGCGGTAAAAGCGGCATCATGCAGCCCGCCAAGATACGCGGCGGGATCCGGCATGGCGCGCGCGCGCCGCAAGATGCCCGCGATGAGAAGTTCGGAATTTAGGACGGTGGCAGCCACAAGGCGCGACGCGTGTCAAAGTCCGGGCTAAGTCGGTGCGGGTAGCTGAGCGGCAGGCGCGGTGGCATCAAGCATAAGCTGCTCGGCACCAGCGTCGCCATAGACGGGGAGGACCAATAGCAGCGTGCCGTAGCCGACGATTTTTGCGACGATGCCCTCGGCCTCGCACATGACTTTAGCGCGGTCGAGGATGGCGAGCTGGTGGCGTTGGATGTCGGTGATCATCAAGGGCGATGCGGTGGCGCATGCGAGAGCAGGGATGTCAATCTGGCAACGGCAGCGACTTGAGCTCTTCGCGAAACTCCTGCAGGCCGCCGTATTGATACTTCAGGCAATCGCCCCAGTCATTCGGGCCGCGTTTGATTTTTTCATGCACCCATTTATTCGCGGACTTGTCGTAAATTTCAGCGGTGAGTTCGTTTTCCAGCTCTGCCGGATAATCGAGCGGCAACCAAAGGCGCGGCGCTTTGCGCTTTTGCATTTGGCCGATGTAGATTTCGTTTTTGAGGCCGTGATCGAAAAACATGCGCACGGCAATTTCTTGGCCGTCGATGTAATCTGTCATGAGGCGCGAGAGCCGCCCACGATACTCCTCATGTTTGCCCTCGCCACGACACGGGTGGAGCTGCCAGCCGGCAGGGTGGATTGCGCAGGCGGTGGTCTGATGTTTGATGCAGGCGCGATACACTTCATCGCGACGATGCCCCGAATCGAGCAGGCCGGAGAAGATGTACTCCGGCTGCGATCTACCGGCGACGTAATAAGGTCGCGTGCGCAAATCATTGAGCTGATCCTCGTCACTTAGACGGCCGAGATCGACAAGGAAATTTTCTGCATCCGAGTTCCACGCGCACACCATGTACTTTAGATGGTCCCACTGTTTGTCGATAGTCACGAAAAGCATCGCCGGACGGAACGGCAGCGGTGAGCTGAACTGGCCATGGCGATAGGCGAGCCGGAAAGACTCGCCAAGCTGCACCCGCACTCGGCTTTCGGTGCCGTCGGCGGCCTTGATCATCTGCTCCTCAACACGCCCGGCCTGCAATGCCTGCACCGTTTCTTTCGTGATGCTATAGGTTTCATTTTCCCAGGGCATACCTTCGTGGTTCATGCGAAAATACTTTTTCGCTTCCTCGGTCGGATTGATGACATTCGACTGTAGCCACATCTTCATGAGGTTGCCCCAGTTGACGCGCTCAAAGAGCGAGTAAAGGTCTGAAATCTGGTATGACTCGACGCCTGGCTCGGGTGGCACATAGTTTCCATTCGGCGGACGGCGGCGTTGTGCTTCCGGGGTTGGCACCCAAACGCCAGCGTTGACCATTGCGCGTTTTTCGTGTTCGTGGATAGGCTGCTGGCAAAGCTGGCATTGATAGTACGTCTCCGCCACCACGCGCTGGAGGTTCCAGCCGGAGTCTTCTTTGCAATGATTTGCGACGAGAAATTTTGTCAGGAATTCAATGCGCTGATCACAGCGAGGACACGGCACAAGGAACTTTTTTTGTGTGCCGTTGATGTATTTGAGATCGATGACGCCGCCCGCATCTTCTGGCTTTGATAGCGCGAGCAGCAGACCATCGGTGACATCGGTCTGGCGCGACTTGGCGCGGTCGTACGTCGTGGTGCCCTGCGACACAATGTGTTTTTCTAACTCGTCGAGGATGATCAAGCGGTACCAGATTTCCATGAACGGCCCATCGGAGCCAGAGCCGGAGATCATGATGTCCATGTTTTTTAGCGAGATGCGCGAAAGCGTGGCGTCGTTTTCATCATCGGTCATTTGCGCACCGGCGATTTTTTGCACTGATGGCAGAATACGGCGCTCGCCGACTTCGCGCGCTTTTTTGTCTGAGTTGATCGAGTACAACGCATTGCCAGGCCAATTGTCAGGCATCCAGCGAAGTATGTTCAGCGCGGCCTCGGACACGCCGGTACGCGATGATTTCATGAACACGCCTTCGCGCACTTCCGGGCGCAGTGGCAGCTCTTGCCATTCGCGCGTCCACGGGGTAAAACTCGAATTATACTGGCCGGGCTTGGCGCTCATTTTTTCATCTAGCCACACATGCCGCTCCGCCCATTTCCACACCGGCTCTGTAGGTTGGGTCTGCATCACAGAGGCGACAAGATCGAGCAAGAAATCACTCTCCGGCGTGCCGATGAACTGCTTGGCTTGCGCGACGGAAAAAAGGTCACTCATTGGTCGGTTGATAGCTAGATACAAAGCGCGTTGATTTGAGATGCACGAAACATTTGTCACGCCTGCGCAAGACTATCTCGCGCCGTTCAGGCGGCGGCATTTCCGGCGCGAGTTGTTCAGCGAGATCAAGCAGCTCATTGGTGAAGCTTTGCCGCAAGACTCCGAATATCCGCACCAGCTCCGTATTGATGACGCGCGTGCGCATCACTTCGCCTTTGCCCTCCTGGATTTTTACGATGTCTTTTTCCCACTGGCGGAGGGTGCCGACGAGGCTTTGCCATTCGCGCCGAAAATTATTGGCTTGGGCCAGATGACCGCTCGCCATGCAGCGCTGGAGCTGTTGAAATGTGGCGACAACGAGCGCGCGAATTTGCTGCAAGCCCATGTCTGTCGCAATATCCATGCTCATATCGAGCACGACGGGATCCCCCGTCGGGTCACCCATCGACGCGGGGGATGGTGCGGGCGTGGTAGGCGGCGCGCCAGGCGGGTCAATTGCCGCGTCCGGCTGCTCGTGGCGCAGCAAATAAAGCGGCACACGCCATTCCATGTGCCGCCGCCACCAGTCAGCCATGAGGCCGGGCGAATCAAAGGGCGGCATGTCTGCCGGCGAAACCTCGCGCCCTTTTGCAATCCAGCGCTTTAATTTTCGCTCAGGATCTTTGCCCGCCAGCTTAAAAAATTTGGCGTAGTAAGCGAGCTTGAATCGATAGGTCTCGCTGGTGGCGCGTTTCGCCATTGGCTTGCCAACGGGGAGCACGCTGTCCAGCTCTTTTTTGTGCGCCGCCGTCAGCACATGGCCGAGCGCGTAGCGCCGCATGAGTGCCGCGCATCGCGCGCTTGCGAATTCCGAAGGCACAGCTTGAGCGAGGGGGGTAGAGATGCTTTCGGCCATCAATCTTGGCAAGTGTCAATTCAAAGTGTCATTTTGCAATTTGGGGGCGCGCTCAAAAAAAGGGGCAGGGACGATAATCCCGCCTGAGACTCAGAACGAGGCTAAAAGATTCCTTTTTTTCGCCGCCAGCAGCTAGCTTTTGGAGGTGCATGGGACATTTCCAGCCACTCGGCTAGCTATCACCACCGACAGAGCAAAAGACCGGACTTCCAAATACCTCCCTTACCTCCCTTACCTCCCAAAATCCTTGGTAAATCAAGGCTTCCAGCCGCTACAGGTGCTATCCTCTTGCCCATAGGTCGGGGAGGTCAATGGCATCCGCCGAAATCTAAACGCGGTCAATTCCTCAATTTCCCCCATAGGTCGGGGAGGTTGCGCCCCCTGACCTAACAAAAACAGGAGGTCGGGAGGGCGCGGGAGGGCGCACCCCGAACCGGAGATCTGTCCAGCGCGATGCGCTGATGCTGCCGCACATGCCGTGCTCCTAGAGCAGAGGCGGCCGCGCTACACGCTACGGCCCGCGACCGCATCACGCGGCCAGAGCACGGCCCGTGATTGGTCCACGCCTTGCTTCGGCGGCCGCGCTCGCTATCAGGCCCGCTTCGCCACCTTGACCCGCTCGACATTGTATCGCGCCGGAGTCACCTGGCCGCAATGCTGGAGCTCATACTCCCGCCCATCTGGCCCGTGAAAATAAAGCTCGTTCAGTTTGCTCTTGAGCGCGTTCCCAAAGGCACTTCGCGACTTTGGCGACATCCATTCGCTAGCGCTCCTCTTCCGCCCCATCTCATCGCCCGTGGACCCGCCTGCCCAAGCGTCCACGTCCTCCAGCGCATCCGCCATCGGCAGCGTTGTCGCCGCCGCCTTCCATCCCCCCGACTGCCCCTCAGTCTGCATCACGGACTCGATATCTTTCTGGGGCCAAAGCGCATGCGTCGCTACCGCATGCCGCCGCGCCACGCCAGCAAACTGCGCCACCGTGATTTCAAATGTATCGCGCATCACGCGATCCTCTCCAGGACCAAACTCCGCCAGCGCCAGCTCCGCCAGCTTCCGAAACTCCACGCTGTCCTTGTCGCCAATATTCTCATTCGGGCTCACCACCATGCAGTTCCAATTCGCGCTCGCGCCCTTTTTTCCCGCGTGCAAAACCACGGCAGGAATCACGCGAGACCACATGTTGAAACTGCCAAGTTCCTTGTGCGGCCACGCCGGCCGGCCATCTGTGTCCCAGTCGCGGATCAACGCCCAGGCGGCCGCCAGCCCCTCGCTCCGATTCTTCTCACTCTCGAAAAACGCATCATCGAGCAGCCGCACGCTTTTAGGCAATTCGCGATCCGCACCAGCCTGCCGATTGAGCAGATCCACGATCAAAGAACGCCGCTGCAAATCGGCGCTCAGCGTCGTGTTGTTGCCTGTCCCCAGCGTCATCGCTCGCAGTTTCACTGCCCCTTCGTTGTTGCCGCCCAGCTTGCGAAACACACGCTCTCTGTTGGAGAGCCATTCATCGAGCAGCACTGTTTTCACCGGGTCACTCCCCCAGTCAACATTGTCGAAAAACACATACGGGCTGCCATGCAGCGCTGCTGTATTCAGCACCTCCATGAGCTTGTCCTCCGCATCCGGCAGCAGCGGCCGCGTCTGCATCGAACCATGCGTCAGCCAGGTCACATAGCTCGCCAGCGTCGTTTTGCCCGACTCCTGAATATTCGCGTTGTAGAAATGCATCGGCGCTTTCCCGGCATAAATCCCCCGCCCATACATGGTCAGAATCGCCGACAAATGAATCGCAAAATCACGCTGCGGCGTCCGCCAGCCGAACCAGCGAAAAAGCTCCCAGAAGTAATTCACCGCCTCGTCAAAATCCATCGCGTCGCTGTAGTCCACGCCACCCCGGCAGGTATAGATGCCCGTCGGCGCATCGTAGCCATGCTGCAGCAGTCGCATCCGCGCATTGCCTCGCTCATCCAGCTCTACCGCATCCAGCACCGGCAGCCGCACCGCATTGATCGCATTCAGCCGCGGCAGCTTCGCCATCAGCACGCCATTCACATCCAGCATGGTCTCCGCTTGATCCTTCGTCAGCTCGCCCTTGATCGGTTTCTTGACCTTGTTGCCATGCTCATCCGTCTCACCGCTCTCATACCATTTCGCGACTGGAAAAACGCCGCGCACCCCTGGCAGCCAGGTGCGAAACCCACGCGCCGTCATCGCCTTTTTCCCGCCCCGCGCTTCATCCACCGTCACTATCGTATCGTCAGCCCGAAACAGTCCCCATCTGCCATCGCTGGCCTTGAGCAAATCCGCCACGCGATTCGCCAGATCGTCAATCGGCAGATTCACATTTAGCATCGGCACTGTCAGTGCCGCCTCATCCGGCACCGGCACATCCGCCGCCTCAAATGCAGATCGCAGCACCGCCGCCACGTCGTCGATAGCATCCACCTTCACGCCCGTCTCCTCTCGACGGGCGGCATGTTATAGATACTCACACCGAGTTCTGGCGCTGGATTTAGGTACAGCAATCGCTGCCTCCTATCGCCGCGCATGCACACCGGCAGCCGCGTGAGCTGCACCGCCCGCAGCGCACGCGGATCAGCCCCCAGTTTCGAGAACAACGGCACCACCATTTTCATCATCGAGTCAAACATTCCCTTGTGCGAGCACGGCAGCAGCACCAGCGCGTGTGTAGACTTCCCTCCGCTCGTATAGATGGCCTTCACCGGCAGTTCCAACGCCGCCAAAAATCCCAGCCACAGCCGCTCAAATTCAGCTAGCTTCACCGGGTCTTTTTTTAGCTCCTCCACCGGGTCCGCCTCGATCACCAGGTGCCTCCAGCACGCGATACTCTCCTGCGATCTTCGGCTTGCTTTCGGTCCACCAGCCGCGCGCGGATTAGTCTCCCACTTGCCCGTTGTCGGCTGCGACAGATACCACACGCCATCCGGTCCGCCCCGTGGCAGCGGAGCACGCACCGCTGCCACGCCAGGGCGCTCAGCCAGTCGATACGACTGCCCCCGCCAAAACATATATTGCCCTTGCGACGCGAATTTCGTGAAGACGAGAACCTTGTCTTCAAACTCAAACGCGTGCCGCAAAAAACCCGCCGCATCACAGCCCTCCAGCATGATCGGCGATCGCTGTGCCAGCCACGCCTCATCAATAGGTTGCGGAGGTTGCACCGTCCGCAGCGAGTCCAGATCAAACGTCATGCGCGACGGCGGCTGGTAGCTCGGTGCAGCGATTGCGATTGGTCGGCTGCTCCCCATCTCATGCGTCCCCTCGCCCAGCATATAGCCACGCGGTTTGTCATGCGCAAAATTCAGCGCGTTCCTGCACATCCGCGCCATCTCCTTCTCCGCCCACGGCGGCGCGCATCGTGCGCTGTACTCCATCAGCAGCGGCAGCGCTTGATCAGGCTCCAGACCAAAGCCCCACACTAGCAGGCACGCCACGCTAAACGTCGTCGCGTTCCCACCGCTGCCTTGGATGGCAGGCGGTCGCGTAGCCACACAGGCCCGTGCTCGGTCGATAATGTCCATGGTTGGGGAGTGAAAAACTAAACAAATTAATTGCTGGCATCAGCCTCAAACGTCTGCGCATCTCGCGCGGCGGAAAATAGCCATCAGATGCAGCGCTTGATCGCGCGCATCATACTGCGCGTGATGATGCACCCCCTCGCGTTGCATAATCACCTGCGGACATAAATTCTTCATTGTGCGATAGCACCGATCATTCCAAAAATCCCACGGCGGCTTTTGCCCCGCCGCGCTATACGCCTCGACCAGCAGCACATTGTCGAACGCCGCACCATTCCCCCACATCTCCGCCTCGTCAGTGCCCACCCACGCGCTAAATTGTAACAACGCTACGGACAAATTAGCCGCCGGCTTGGTGATCTCCAGGCGCGGCCCATCGGCTTGCTGCAGCCACCACATCACGGTTTCAGGATCCATCTGCAGACCGAGCTGCACGCAGCTCGCCGCATTGATGCGCACATAGAATTCATCAGTGATTTTTTCACCATCAAATTTCACTGCGCCGATAGCCACCACCACCGAGCCGGGACGTGCGCCCAGCGTTTCTAAATCCAGCATAATTTGCGTTTTCATGATTGTGTTACTTTCGTTTTCTTCGTTCGTAGTTCGGGCTTCAGCCCGTCCCCATCTTTCGCTCGTGCATCCGCCGCCGCCGTTTTTCCCGCCTCCTTCTCCGCACTCACCTCCACCGGGTCCACGCTGTTATTTTTCACCGCTACCGCTGGCTTTTTCTTCGCCGCCTTCGCCGCCATTTCAGCCCGCACCTCAGCCGTCGCCAGCGCCGTGATCGTGCGCTTATCAAAGCCGAAATACTCCTGCAGCGATCCCAGGCTGCTGATGCTTTGACCATAGACCTTCACCCATTTGGCCAGACCAGCGATCATGATCATCGCGTCGATCTCCGGCTTGCCTGCATCACGCGCCCGCAGGCTCGTCATGATCGCCGCGCGATAGTGTCCCTGGCTCAGCTCGTCGCCTTTTTTGACCGCCGCAGGCTCCAGCTTCTGCCAGCTACAGATCAGCCGATTGCCCTCCATGCCCGCCTCATGCAGCAGGCAATCCAGCACCGCCAGGCCGCCATCGGCATCCAGCCCCTTCGCCATCGCGCTATCGAACAAATGCTGCAGCAGGCAGTTTTTCTCCCGCGCCATCACCTTCCCCGCAAACACTTCCTTTTCTTTCTGTTTGGCCTGTTCTTCCGTCAGCTCCTTCTTCCCGCTCGGCGGCATTTTTTGGAACAGCTCGCCGTGTGTCGCATCGCCCTGCGCCGCCGTCATCGCATCCGCCAGCAGCACCAGCTCGATGATCCCGCCCAGCTCTGTGTTCGCCACTGTAAGCGCGCCAGGCGGCAGCCTGTCACCTATCAGCACGCGCCAGGTCGGCAGCTTGCTGGCATCGTAGTGTCCGGTCACTGCATGGCCCGGCTTGTCGTCTAGCTTCACCCATTTTGCGTTCCAGTGCATGATGCCCGACGCGCTCATGATCGCCGCCGCCTCCTTCGGTTTCATCACTGTCACCACCCCTTCTTTCGCCGCCGCTTCACACCGCCGAAATGCCGCCGCTTGCTTGCGCTGGTGGCACGCCGGATCCATACACGTGAGCGGTTGTGTTTGCCCGCGCGCACCGCCCAGCTCTGCAGCCAGCTCTTCATCCTGCGTCGCCGCGTGCTGCGCGAAGTGCGGACACGTCACACACGCCCCCGCTTCCGGCACCAGCTCCGCATCCGCCAGATCCCACGCCACCCCCTTGAGCGGCCGCCGGTATTTTTCCGTGATATGCACCGCAGTTTCGCGGGCGGACATCGGCACTTTTTTTTGCAGCTCATAATCAAACTCACCCTGCATGATTTCGCGCGCGCACTGCTCGCGATTTTGCGCACCCGCGACCTTGGACACCAGCACCAGATGCAGCGGGCTGATCCCCGCCAGCGCATCCGCCAGCGCATCCTGCAGCACCTGCGGCGCGCCGAGCATTCGGAGTTTGTTCCGCACCGTTTGCACGTTTTTGCTCACTCTTTGCGCGATGATCGTTGGCGTGTACGCCTTCCCTGGCAGGTCCAGCAATGCCTGATACCCAGCGGCCTCCTCCAACGCAGTCAGGTCCGTCCGTTGCAGATTCTCGATCAATTGCAGCTCCAGCACCGTTGCATCGTCTAGCACGCGCAGGATCACCGGCAGCAGCAGCCGCCGCTCATACATCTCATCGCGCCCAGCGCTAGCCAGGCGCTCCAGCAGCAGCCCATTGGCACGCCAGCGGCGTTCACCCGCCACGATCTCAAATTTGCCTTCCTCATGCGGCGACACGCGGCACAGCAGCGGCATCTGGATCCCATGCTCCTCGATGCTCCGGCTCAGTTCCTCCAGCGGCTCCGCCGCGAAATGTTTGCGCGGATTCGTCGGGCTGCCATGCAGCGCGTCCTGCTTGATATACTGGATTTTTACGTCCCCGGTTTTCGATAGTTCTTGGCTCATATTTGTCTTTGGTTTGTCATTTAAAAAATCAGTCATGCGGGGTGATCTTTGCTAGATCGATGTCCGCCGGATCACAGCCGCACAGCGCCGCCATCCGCTTCCGCTCAGCTTCGGCGCGCATCAGCTCCGCATGCTTTTTCGCCCGCGCAGACAGCGGCTCATGCGCGTGCTCCGCCGCTGGCAGCGGCGGCATTTCATCACCACGTCTGCGGCCGTTTTTCCGGCTCACATTGCCTTTTTTGTCGCGCGCATATTTCGCCCGCGCCGCCACAGATTTGCCGCCCGAGTTCACAAATTCCACTCGCGAAAAACGCGTCACCAGATCCTCAATCAGCCGCTCTTCAATGTGCCGCCAATTTTGTTTCGAGTGCCCAAACAGCGCCGCCACTTCGCAGCGCCGCATATTCCAGACACA